GTGCAAGGACTTGTCCTTGCTCGTGCAAAAAGCTAAGTCCCTTAGCATCTGCACCTAGCTTATCTGCAATTATAGCTAGCATATCATAATTTCTCTGGGATTGAATGAATATAGCCCCTAATAGCTCTCTTACATTCTCTAGTATCTCATTATCCATTATTTATCCCTCTCAGGGATTCATAGATTATATGATCCCACTTTGTTCTAAGTCCTGGCGAATTGTTGATTATTAAATCCCCGTTTTCATATTCAAAGTATATCCAGGTTGCGGGGGTTATGTCAACTACTCCCGCCAATATTTCTCTATTGCCATCTTTGATGGATACTTCAATTCGGGTATCTTCATCATATGGCTCTATATAGGCACGTATCGTGCTTATTTGGGATTGTTTCTTCTGCGAAGCTCTCACTTTTTCGGCTCAATTCCGCTGCCAAGACTAATTAATCTATCTATCATATTATTATAGAGTGCAAGTCCAGGGAAGTTTTTGTATCCACAGCTTGTGCAATAAAGAATAATCTTCTCGTCTTCCATTTTATGCATAAGCGGGTATTTAATGTCGAAGATCTCTTTATCTTCAGGATGCATAGGACAGGCGAGGAACTCTACATTCCCCGCCTGCGCCTGTTGTAAGTATTCCGAAAATACTTGGATTATCATGCTAGTGCTATATTCGCTTTCTTAAAAACCGAACTAACATATTGGTTAACAGTAGGATTTCCTGGAACTGGCTTGTTCCAAGATCTCATGTCATATGCACGAGCTGGAGAAAGGTGTGCTGCGACTGCTTTACGCCAATCTCCATACTTCTTGTAGGAAGAACGTAGTTCTGCCTCTATACGAGCATCCTGGACCCAATTTGGGGCCTTGCACGGACTGCTGTAACCCATGAAGTTGTTCCATGTAGATTTCATATATTGATATGCTCCACATGCGTTACTAGAATAAGATTTGCGTGTATACGCACCAACACCACCAGTTTCCTGATTCTTGATTGCGTTTGCTAATCTTGATATAAAAACCCTCTGATCTACTCTTGACCGTAAGTTTATTTTGTCACTATACGAGGGCATTATGAATTTTGTTCTAGTGCGTAAATCATTGACAAGATAAATTGTCTTCTGTTTTACTTTATTATTATTAATACTATTATTATATTTATTATAATCTATATTAATAATATCTTTTATATTAACTATATTATTATATTTATTAATATATAATATATATTTATTATACACTATTGCTTCTTTCATTTGAGCGTGAGCTTGAGAATTTATCCCAAAAATTAATGTGAGAATACTCACACTAACTAAAGTCCACGCTATTTTCCACCTTGCTATGTTCAACATCTGAACCTCCTGGGGTAAGAGTAGTAAAATCTAGTCTATCATGATATACTTGGAAAAACAAGTCAGGAATTTAATGAAAATCTCATTTACAGGTGCACCCGAATGGATGGATCGTCAAGTTGGATATGGCGAAGCATCTTCTCATGTATTTAATTCATTTAAAAAAGCGGGAATTGAATGTAACATAAAAGATAAAACTGCAAACATTGGAATTTCTTTTATTCAGCCTAGTAATTATTTATTTGCAGAAAATCAATATAAAATTGGTTATACACCTTGGGAGTCAACAGAATTATTATATGGATGGGAAACTCCATTAAAACATATAATTGATGAATTGTGGGTTACATCACATTGGAATAAAGAAATATTTTCTAAGCATACTGATAAACCTATATTTGTTTATACTCATGGTGTATTAGATACATGGATTCCTAAAAAAAGATCAATTAATAAATCCCGCCCATTTAGATTTTTACATATTGGAGAACCATCTTTTAGAAAAGATGCACAATCTGTAGTAGATGCTTTTACTTCGTTATTTGGAAACAATCCAGAATACGAATTAGTTTTAAAGTGCAGTCGCCTTAACACTACTAGAATTATAGATAGAAATACTGGTAATACACTAGGTTCTCCAAGTTCTCATTATTCAAACATTAAAATTATAGAAAGCATGTTAACTCAAGATCAAATGCAAAGTTTATATGATCAGTGCGATGTTTTTGTTTACCCATCCTGGGGAGAAGGATTTGGATTTAATCCTTTGCAAGCAATGGCTCAGGGAATACCAACAATATGCACATCTGGATGGGCAGAGTACAAAAACTTTATAACAATGCCGTTAGATTCAGAATGGGCATCATCTCCATGGCAAGAAACCCATCCTGGCTTAATGTTAAAGCCAAATTATGCACAACTTAAATTTTTTATGGAAGACGTTGTTAGTGATTATGATCACTATGCTTCTATTGCTTTTGCAAATGCAAAGCCAATTCACGAAGAATTCAACTGGGATAAGGTGTCTAAACCTGCAGTTGAGAGATTGAAAAAAATTCAATCTGAGTATTTTTGAAGAAAAAATATGATACACTAAGAATCTACTTTTAAACCTACAGGAGAAAATTAATGTCTAGAACTATTGAAAACCCATATGAAAATTTTATTGCATTGTCACGTTATGCAAGATGGTTAGAAAATGAAAACCGTCGTGAAACATGGGGTGAGACAGTAGATCGTTATTTTGAGTTTATGTTAAGACATTTAGCTGGAAAGCATAATTATTTTCCAGATAGAAAACTTGTTGATGAATTAAAGGACGCTGTATTTAATCGTAACGTAATGCCTTCAATGCGTTCTGTTATGACTGCAGGACCAGCATTGGAAAGAGAAAATGTTGCAGGATATAATTGTTCTTTTATTCCAGTTGATTCTCCACGTTCATTTGATGAAACAATGTATATTCTTATGTGCGGTACAGGTGTTGGATTTTCTGTAGAGTATAAATATGTTAATAAGCTTCCCGCAGTTCCAGAGACACTAGAAAAATCAACTACAACGATTGTAGTTGGAGATTCTAAAGAGGGTTGGGCTAAAGCTTATCGTGAACTTCTTTCATTACTTTGGGCAGGGCAGATTCCACAAATTGATATTAGTAAGCTAAGACCATCTGGTGCAAGATTAAAAACTATGGGCGGAAGATCATCTGGTCCACAACCATTAGTAAATCTTTTTGATTTTACTATTCAGGTTTTCAAAGGAGCACTTGGTCGTCAGTTAAAGCCAATTGAAGCACATGACATTATGTGTAAGATTGGTGAAGTTGTTGTAGTTGGTGGTGTTCGTCGTTCAGCAATGATTTCACTTTCAAATATTAACGACATTGAAATGGCTGCAGCAAAATCAGGAAACTGGTGGGAAAATAATTCACAACGTGCATTATCAAATAACTCTGTAGCTTATTCACGTAAACCAGAAATGGCACAATTTATTGCAGAGTGGAAATCATTATATGATTCTAAATCAGGAGAAAGAGGAATTTACAATGTCGCAGCAGCTCAAAAGCAAGCTTCTAAATTTGGAAGACGTGATCCAGAGATTCATTATGGAACAAACCCATGTTCAGAAATTATTCTCCGTCCTTATCAGTTTTGTAATCTTTCAGAAGTCGTATTACGTGAAACGGATACAATTGCGGATGTCACAAATAAAGTCCGACTTGCTTCAATTCTTGGAACATGGCAATCAACATTAACAGATTTCAAGTACATTAGAAAGATCTGGAAGGATAATACTGAGGAAGAAAGACTTCTGGGAGTTTCATTAACTGGACAGTTTGGGCATAAGTTCTTTTCTGGACAAGAAGGACTAGATGAACTTGGTGGAGTTCTTGCTAATCTTCGTCAATGGGCAGTTGATATGAATATTGAAGAAGCAGAGAAAATTGGTATTCCTGCATCTGCAGCTGTAACTTGTGTAAAACCATCAGGAACAGTTTCACAATTAGTTGGAGTTTCATCTGGTATGCATCCATGGCATTCACAATATTATATTCGCACAGTTCGTGGGGATAAGAAAGATCCAATTACACAATTCTTAAAAGATTCTGGAATTCCAGCTGAAGATGATGTAATGAAACCAAACGATACTTATGTATTTTCATTTCCAGTAAAAGCACCAGAATATGCTATTACTAGAGATAAAGTTTCTGCAATAGAACAGCTAGAAATTTGGTTGACATATCAGAGATATTGGTGTGAGCATAAGCCATCTATTACAGTATCTGTAAAAGAAGATGAATGGATGGAAGTTGGTGCTTGGGTTTATAAGCACTTCGATGAAGTGTCAGGTATTTCATTCCTGCCATATTCAGAACATACATATGTTCAAGCTCCATATCAAGAAGTTACAAAAGAACAGTATGAAGAACTCTTAGGTAACATGCCAAAGAGCATTAACTGGGAAGCACTTTCTTTATATGAATTAGAAGATTCAACTACAGGAACTCAGGCATTGGCTTGTGTATCTGGAGAATGTGAAATTGTAGATATTGGTAAAAACTAATATAATATAATTAACATAACCCGCTCCTCTGCTTGTGCAAGGGCGGGTTTTCTTATGATTTATTAAATTAAACTGTTATAATTTAACCATAAGTAGGTGGTTATGGAAACAGCAAATTTTGATATTATTCAAGGCGACAGCTTTGTTCTTGTTGTCAAATATACAGATTCAAATAAACAACCAATTGATTTACATGGATATACAGCAGAATTTCAAGTAAAAGATCAACCAGGTGGAAAAGTTGTTTGTGCAACTGCAACCACATCTAGCGGAATTGTAATAGATGAAGTAAATGGAAAACTTACAGTTACATTAACTCCAGCACAAACTAAAAAGTTTACAGTACCAAGAGCAGCATATCAGCTTCAAATAAATTCTGGAACAATAAAGACAACAATAGCTACGGGTTGGTTTCAAGTAGAAAAAGGATTAATTTAATGTCAGAAAATATTATAGTAGAACCAATTATTCACAATATAGAGATTATAAAGCAGGCTAATGAAGTTACTGTTTCTTATCC